TGGTAGTGTATAGTTAATTGCTCTATATTGTAATGTTTCAATTGCCGCATATAATACTATTGAATGTAAATACTTAGCAGGAAAATAATCAATAGAGACTCCACCTATTGTAATTGTGGGTAGAATTATTTTACTAATTGTACCTTTATATGTAGATGTTGGCTCCGGTACTATTATTAAATAACTATCAAGCACATAATGTTTTGGATATTTAGCAGTAGGAGCATATAATGAACCAGTTTCTAATTCATTGCTTGTCATGGAATCTACTTCCATTGAAGGATAATCGCCACGAGCAACTCTTACTATTTCAATAACATCCTCTGTATTAAAGCGCCTGGCCAATATGCTATCGTGAGACCAATCGTCTGGGGTTGTCCCAAGTGCAACAAACACACATCCAGTAGTATTAATTGTACCAGAAATTATTGTAGGAGATACAGAACTAACTTTAAAATCGTCTCCAGTTGCAAATGTAATAATCTTATACTGTTCACCAACAACTAAAGTACCGCTTGTAGCGGTTGTATATGTAATATCATTGATTGCAAATTTATATAATTCTTTTCTATTTATCATTCCAAGACGGTTGACAATATCCTTGTAACCATCTTCAAAAAATGAGGTCAACAATTCGTCCGCTGTCGGAGTGTTCTTTGTTAATCCTGCTACTTGTTCTTTTAACGTTGACGCTGTCAATTAAATGCTCCAGGGTTTGACCGGCGTTGAACTAATCTTTTCATGGCTTCACAAAGAAAGGAGTAGATAAGCATGTAGTCCAACGCCAGCCCTGTTAAAAAACAATTACGATGTAGTAAATCCACCTTGATAACAACTCATACCGTCTACGTACCAGTATGTACCATCGCAAGTACATACAAGATTGTCGCCTTTAAGAGCGACAGTATCAATAAGTACATTAGACTTACCAGCACATGCTACTCTATTATCCTCTGCTGTATCAGACTGAACAGATAAACTTCCATAAACAATAGCACTTCCAAAAGCAATAGTAATATCTCCCGTTGGAGTATTTTCGTCTACAATAAACTTTAACTTTGCACCTGCTACTTTTAAGGAACTATCAATTGTTATCGAATATGCACCGCCTGCTGAACTTAACATGAAAACTTTACCACTGTCTTTCTTATACAATGTTTTTGCGGCGGTAATAGTTTCAAACATGTTAAAATCCCAACCAGTACATGCACCAAGTATTGCACTCATAATCTACTCCTTTCTATTGCAAACCACATTCAAATTCTTGCAAAATAAGAGCAGCAACTTCTGGGTCTGCAGCCTGCAAGAAATAAAAGAACGGAGTTACAACTTCATTGGTGTCAAATGAGAAAGCCGCTGTTGTTGTTGGAGCCGCCCCATCAATTTTATAGGTTACAACACCTGCCTTAGAAACATAAACTTCAAGAGTATGAGATTCCCCATCTGCCCAATTATCAGTAGTGTCAGTAGTAGTTGTAGCACCACCATTAAGAATTGTCTCAATAGTAATATTACCACTAATAACATTCAAACAAGCCATTTCATCTTTATTGTCGATAGCAGCAGCATGTGCTTCATCTTTGCAAAAGCCAATAGCGCAATCATCAGTTCCGGAAACATCATCAATGCTAAATCTCCACTTTAGATAAAAAGGAGCATTACCAACAGTGAACTTTGTTAATCCTTCGACTCCAACAGAGCCATTAAGATGGGTACGCAACTCCCAACCATCATTTTCTGTTTCATCGTAAGCATAGTCCATTCCAGTTGTTGCTGCGGTTGGTTCACGAAGAGTTTGTGTTACAATATCATTCATATAAAATGTTGGTCCATCTGGATATTTGTGAGCAATAACCGTTCCGTCCCAAATAATTGGAAACTGATTAAAATTGTACTTATTAGAAAAAGCCTGCAATTTTTGCTCAGAAACATTATATGGTCCAATTACATAATTCCCATCACCGGGTTTTGTTCGACTAGTTTCATTTTGTGCTTTCATTTTTTCCTTCCTTTCCTGTTAAGTCCAACAAGCCATTAATTCAGGTACTGAAAACTCATAGCCAACATCTGCCATAATAAGGTCAACACGGTAATCTTCACCACCCTTTTCAACTGTCTTAACTCCAGGAATAATTTTAAAATCCCTGCTAATTCCATTACCAACCATAGGACGAATCGCACAACCATTAAAGTTAGCAGCAACCAGTTTTACATGTGTGCTATCCAGATGCGGGTCAAGAATGAAATTAACCATTGAGCCATCAATCATAATCCGACGTGTCTGAATGCCGTCAATAGAACCAAAGCCACCCCAAGAAATGTTATAATTGGGAGAAATTTCGATTGTATTCTGCATCAAGCCACTGAGTTTTGCCAACCAGTTCCAAGTCCGAGTAGGACAGAAGAAACCAGTAGAACCGCCCATATTAGGTTGTAGCCGTTTATCATTAAATGCACTAAAGTCATCAAGAAAACCATCAAGAGTTTTACTGGCATACGTCAAGTCAAATTTATGCCCATTATTAAGAATAAAATTAACTAAACCTTCGGTATAGGTAACACCATCAGCATCTTCATACTGTTCACCAAAGTAAGCAGCCTGAGCCATATCCCAGTTGATTTTGAGAGTTTTCTTTTGCCATTCCTCTGTCCAGGGATTTTTCTCAAATTTCAATTCAGTAGCCATTGCTCTTCCAGACATCAAGGCTGTTTCTTTGAAAATCTGATTCAATCCATAATCAGTTGAATACGGCTGTTCACGATAGGTCTGTCCATAACCTGACAACTCATGATATGCAGTACCAGCAACTTTCGTTCTAGCAGGTTCAAGTAATTGAGCCAAACTGGAAGCACCAGTTGAGTGAGCGGCACTGAATACAATAGCAGTTGCTTTTGCCCAAGTAGTAGCAGCGAGCAATGAAGTAGGATATTTGTGAGTTGAACTTGTTTTAAGTATTCTCACATTAACCATAATACCTTCGGCAATTGCAGTTCCAGTACCATAACCATAAATAGTAAAGTCATATACGGAAAGAACTTTTGCCATTGCATATTCAGTAACAGCATTAACTGAACCTGAGCCAGCATGAGGAGTACTAGAAGAAACAGGAATTTTAAGAACTTGATTCTGCAGTATGAAATTAGGTTTCGTACCTACGTCGCCAATATTAATAAAACCAGTATCTGAACTAGTTGCTCCAATACGGTTATGTAAATTACCAGATGTCTTATAATCGCCCATCATAGCAATGCAACAAACCTGTCCCTGAGTAGTCGGCAGAGATGAATTTGCAAACATATCATCGCCACCACCAGGAACCACAGCATCAAGAAAATCTGCGTAAGGACCAGCAGCGGTTGTTACCCACGCTGTTTCACTACCTGCGGTAACTGCTAGGTCAGCGCTAACCTGTTCCCCAGCAGCAGAGATACCAACCACGTAACCATATCTCTCCCAGCCACCAAATTCACGTTTTACCGTGTATTTCCATTTCCAGTCAGTGGTGGGTTTTTTGCGCCATTTATTCATTATATGGAGCAGTGGGTCTCGGTGTTTTGAGATTTTTGTAAATGACGAGCCAAAATCATACGCTCGTCTTAAATCGCCAGTATCAATTTCAACACTGGAACGACTTACTCTACTGCTAACGTCAGTTGCGTTCAATGACGTAACAGGATGTCCAGAAGTATGGGGAGTGTCCCCAAACGGTCGGCTTATGCCACTATAATCATCAGCCATTGTTATTCCCTTTCAATTCGTTATTTAAAATAGTTTGTAGACATTCTCCCACCGCCTAGAATCTTCTCTAAGTCCAATTCGCCAGACGTGTCAAGTAAACCATTAGAATTAACGTTTGAAAGGGTGTTGGGTATGTTATTTAATCTTTGCTTACGAGTTTGAATTTCAGACAGAACAGATTTCAAAACATTTTCATCTCTGTCTTTAGTTGTGAATAACACATGAGCAGCCTTTAAATCATAAGGCGTGTTTTTTGTAAACTCTTTAAACTGCTCCCATTTACTTTCATCTGTGTAACCAAATTCTTTACGAAATTTAACTTCCTGCTGAGCCGCCTCTTTTTCCTGTATGCCACCGAGAATCTCTTTTCTAAGTTCTTCTTTCATTTCTTCTCGTTGCCTATACACTTCAAGAGTTTGCTGAGCACGAAGTACACGTGAAGAATCAGATTTTGGATTCTTAACGGCTTCATCTGCGTCAAAAACGAATGTTTCTTTTTCAATTCCAAGAAGTTCGAAAACATCTTTCGGTTGAGGATTCTTTAAACCATCTAATTCACGTTGCAACTGCCTATTTTCTTCTGCTAGTCTAACACCCTCACGACTTGAATCTGAATAGCGTTTGCTTACATTTTCAAGTTCTGTGATTTTAGATTCTAGTGCAGAAATCTTTTCATCAGATGCTACTGGTTTAGTAACTTCCTCTTTTTGCTGGGTAGGTGCTACATTATCGCCTATAATACCATCAGGTATAGGATTAGACTTTACATTCACACCATCAATTTTCCCAGAGAGATTGTCAAAGAAATTTTCACTTTCAATATAAACGGAGCCATCGTGGGACGGGTTGCCATCTGTTTGAGGAGTTTGAATTTCTGTTGTCATTTTGTACTCACTTTCATTAATAAATTACCAATTACCTATGAAAAAGTCAAGCGATTTCTTTTTCCCATGTTACTTTTTCGCATTACTTTTATCAACTTTCTTTTCATTCTGTTTCTCTTTCTCTAGGGCTGCCAACCTATCTGCTACTTTTGTCATTTGGTTGGTCAACTTATCCCTAAAACTATCTAGTTCATTTTTCATTTGTGTTCTTAGATTCTTCTGCTGTGCCTCTGTTTCAAGTACATCTTTTCTAGTTTCTAGTTCTCCACGCAATGACTGCAATGCTATATTACCTTGAATTACCTGACGTCTTAATGTTTCATTATCCCCATTCAATGATTTAATCTCTTCTGTACTAGAATCTACCTGCTGTTTCAGTTGCATGTATAAAGATTTTCTGGCAAGTATTCCGTCTTTATCTGGTATATCGGTCTCTTTAATCATTGCGATGTCATCAATCAAATTCTCTTTGTAGTATTCATGGTATTTTTCTTCTTTGGCTTGTTTATTTAAAGGTAATGTAGAGCCTTCAACTTCCATAACATCGAACTTAGCAGTTTCATAATCATTCCATTTACTTACTATGTCTCCATTATCATTCCAAATTGGTACATTAATCTTATATTCTTTATCTTGTTCATCTTTGCCGGCAGTAGGGCTAGTAATTCTCCAAACCTTATATGTAGTGTAAGTGTCCTGAGCAACCATTTTAAATACATTCCCAAGATACCTTAAACAGGGTTCATAAACGTTAGTAACCCAAGTCTGTAACCTTCTAGTGCTAAACTGGTCACGAGCCATAGCCAATTTATAAGGTTCTTCTTTACTAACAACGCCACCCATCATATGAACCCAAACACCTGAAATGTACTGGAAGTCTTCACGACCCTGTTGGGTAATAGTAAAGAAAGCATTGTTTAATGGTTCAGGTGACAATCTTTCTGGTTTCTGACCTTCAATTACATTATATTCCAAATGTCCACCAGGAAGAGTTATATTTGCATCCCATTCTTTTTCATCAGTAATAGCACCAGAAGGAATTAACCATTGACCACTAGTAGACATACTTGCATGATGCAACATAATCTGATGTGATTTGTTGATTTCGTCTTGTTTTCCAATTAATGGTTTTACGGCACTTAACGGAAGTGTATTTCCTACCCACATAAATGGCAATGGAATAATTGTATATTCTTTGTAATTTGTCTTTACTCTATACAGAAATGCATCGTCTCCGACAGAAACAGTAACTTCAACCCTTGCTTCATGGTAAGGTCTTTCATCTACGACAGAACTGGCAAATTCTTTATTCTCCATAAATTTATTGTACTCTTCGTCTAAAATATCAAGCGTTTCAATTGGGTATAACATATCGCTAACTTGAGATTGGATTATTTCACTTTTCTTCTGTACTTCCTCTTTAATCTGTCTTTGAGCCTTACTTAGTTCGAAAGCCAATCTACTTTCAATCATTTCTCCTGCTTGAAACTTATCCTTTAACTGTTTTTCAAGTTCCTGTAACTTAATTTGCTGTTCAATTTTATATTCTTCTAACATTACAGTAGCATTTGTTACAATTTCATCCTTCTGTTCAGGTGATAGTATTTTTTTCATTGTTACATGATGAAACCTTTTTTTAACTTTTCTGTATATTTCATAATATGGAATTATATCATCAAATTCACCATCAATAGGTTTAATAGCATATGTTTGCAGGTCTTCTGCTTTATGATTTGGGTCATATACAGTACATAGAGGCGCTCCTGTGGCAGCATCAATTTTATCGGCATATTCAGGGAGATTTAATTTAAGTATAGACTTGCTCATATTTTTAGCAATGCCAATAAATCCAGCATCTCTAAAGAATATATCCCTGGAAGACGGGTCGACAATAACATCTTCCATATTAACCCAATCATATAATACTTCTCCAAGACCTCTGTCCATATTTTTATCAACTCTAATATGATAATATCCAATACCTTTAACTATTGAACTTAACACTACCTGCCCATTGGTCAACTTACCATTAGATACATCAAAACAATAGTCTGATAATTTAAGATGGATGTCCGCAATGCTAGAATCGTTACCATCCCTACCACTAGTGGTCCATTTAGGCGGCCTAGATGTTAAAAAGTATCTTTCAATTTCCACTGTCGGAAGAATCATATTAATAGTGAAAGTTGGCATTCCTGCCGCTTCCAACTCTTTAAATTCTTTTGCAGTTAATTGGTCGTCTTCGTAATATCTATTACACTCAAGTGCATTATATAGCCACTTTTGCCTTTTCATATTATTGGCCATCACTATAAGTTGAGCATTTTGTTCCGCTAGTGTTCTATTTGCGTCCTTTTGCTCTTGATTTTGAATTGTTGTTAACGAGTTTTCCAACTTATCCCCCTTCTTCTTGGTTCTTTTAAATATCTTCCAAGTGTTAAATCAATTCCTTCTTTAACTTTATTCATTGATTCTTCCACTGATAATCTTTTAAATGCTCCCTTTGGTGGAAAAGCATTTCTATTAGCAAAGTAGAAAGTTTCTATTGTATCATCGTGTGCCATTAATGGTCCGAATGTTACTATTTCATTTATTAGGTCATAATGAGATTCTCTACAATAGACTTGCCCATTAGCAAAAAGTCCATCAAGATAAGTATAAATCTTATTGTGCTTTTCTCTACCAGATGGCTTTGCTCCAACTATGCTTATATCGTGTCTATTAAGCAGTCTCTTTCTTGAGTTTAAAGCCTGAAATACACTTCTAGTCATTGCTACATCTTCTACTGTCCCAAGTGTACAATGATATTTATCATACAATTCAATTATATAATCAACGACACCCTTCTTTCCAATAAGAATATCTGTTGAAGGGTCTCTTTGTCCAATAGTAGGAATTGATAGTTTTCTAACATAATCAAGAACATATCTTCTATTGTGTTGGTCGACAGCAATAACCATAATAACTGAATAATCACTACTCTTTGTTTCAATGTCAGTTGCCGGGTCGCAACCAAGAAAGGTTTTTACAATAGTTGGTTCATTGTTTATCATTAGATATACAAGTTCATCTCCATAAGACAATGAATAATCATGATACTTTATATGGTCTTTAGTCCAATTTGCAGTAGATGGGGACGATACCTGTAATTCATATTCCTGATAATATAAGTGTAATTTAGGTGGATTTGAAGTCTGGTACCTTTTCTTAATATTATCCAGAACTTCCCTACTCATATAATCATTCCATAAGACACCACCGGGCATAGTAGGCTGAGTAGCAGGATATGTTATGACTTTATATGGGTATTCGGCTTCACGACCCTCTTTTTTATACAATGAATACTCGTCAAGCACATTCTGTACCATTGAATCAAAGTGAACTGGAGTGCCCGTCCAAATAGCCCTACACTTAGGT